ATGAAAGCAATTAAAGTCTTTATCGACGAAAGGGAGCAGTTTAAGATGCTGAACCTTATAGAAAAGTTCAACGGCCACGAGGATATTGTGGCTACGGGGACGGGGCAAACGGATTTTGTAGTAGCCACTTCTGGCGAATGTGCGATGGCTTATGTAAGGGCGGTTCTTGCCGGAAAATTGGATGATTGTACGATTGAAACTATAAAATAAAGGAGGAAAGGCACATGAAAGTGAATCGTAAGGCTGGAACTTGTAATAGTTGGCAGGAAATGGACATAGAGAGTCGTCAAGCTGTGTATTTGGCGGAACGACTGGTTGAAAATAAGCGTGGTGTGGTGGTTGGAAAAGAACATATCGGAAGTTGTACGTTGGAGGTATGTTACGGGTGTAACATTTCTAATACCCAAATAGATATAGTGGATCGTTATGGACTGACAGTAGCTTTTTACTCCAACGGTTATTTCTACGATAGCATTTCAAAACAGCGTGTGGAATTATTCTAAACAAAGAATAATTAGAACAGAATAATAACGGTATTTAAAAAGCAATAGAATATGAAACGACAAATAATAATCGACAGCGACGCAAGAAAGAGACTCCAGGAGGCATTTGGAGTTACCCGCGTTACGGTGTGGAAAGCACTCAACTATGAGAGCGACAACGAATTGGCCCGGAAAATCCGCTATACGGCCAAAAAGGAAATGGGCGGCGTGGAAATAAACGGTTCGCTTCCGGGTTTTGATACGACCCACCAAACGGCCGAAGGAACTATGACACAAACATTCGGTCCTCGTGTGAAAATCATATTGCACATGAATACCAACCGGCTGGCGGTATTGGTAGACGGCGAGGTTTGCCGGATTGAAGACGGGCTTACCCTTTCCGAATTTATGAGTGTACAAGGCGAAGTCTATAAAATGGCTCAGTCTTTACAGGGATAAGGAGGTTTGATATGGAATACTTCGGAAAAATATTATGTATTTCAAAAGAGGACCTGACAAGGGATGATCGCCCGATGGTAGGAGGCTATCAGATAGACGACATTAAAGCTCCTATTATGAGTGTAAGTTGCTACGATCAACTGGTTTATAGAAAGAAAATTCGAGTTATCCGAAAAGGCGTAGGTCGTGGTGTTACCGCATTAGTTTCAGTTGAGAGTCTCCCGGAGAAATATCGAAAAAGAGTAGAAGAAAAATACGGCAATATGCGCCTGGAAATACTTAGACATTGGTTTTTGGTTCATTGGGTGGTAGACGATTCCGCCCGGACATTTTATACTCGGAAAAGCCTTGTTCTCGGTGATAATTTTGATTTGGAGAAACAGCAGGAATGTGTTCTGAATGCTTCTGCAATACAGGCTGTTCTTAGGCTGATGGACGACGTAAAAATGCAACGTGCCGTCATGCAGGGCGAACGGTTATGCTGGGAGGAAATGGCTGGTGCGATCAATTTCTATCAAGCCGAGTTCGGCCATACGCTCCCCCTTTCGGTAAACCGCTTTAAAAAGAAGGTTCTCGAATTTAAAGAGAAAGGCTACGAAGCCCTTATCAGCAAGAAGTTTGGTAACCAGAACACGCGCCTGGTGAACGTGAAGATCGAAAAGCTGCTTGTCAGTATCGCTGCACGTCCCAATCGGCCGTGGAACACCAGCGTTTGCGATATGTACAACCAGTTTGTACGTGGCGAGTTGGAAATGTTCAATCCGGAAACCGGAGAAATCTATAACCCGGCGGATTTTACAGATAAGAAAGGTAACCCGATAGAGTTAAGCCCTTCGACCGTTCAATATTATTTGACGTTGCCTAAAAATCAGGCCTTGATAGACAAACAGCAGATGAGCTGGACAACCTTCATGCACGAGCAACGCCCGCACGTCCATCGCGAATCACCCGAATACAGTTTCAGTAAGGTATCTTTTGACGACCGCGATTTGCCGCGCAAATTGAAAGACAGCAAACAACGTCCGAAGGCTTATTATGCTTATGATGTGGCAAGCCAGTGTGTGGTCGGATTCTCCTACAGCCGGAAAAAGGACGTGGATTTGGTTGTGGATATGTTTCGAAATATGTTCCGGCTGATAGAGCGTAACGGTTGGGGAATCCCGGCACAGGTAGAAGTCGAGAATCATTTAATGAGCCAATGGAAAGAGGGTTTTCTGGAAGCTGGGAAGGTGTTTAAGTTTGTCCGCTTTTGTGCCCCGCAAAATTCGCAGGAAAAATACGCTGAGCCACTGAACGGAGCCAAAAAGCGAAGTTTGGAACACGAACATCAGTTAGGTATTGGTCGGTTTTACGCCAAAAGTAAGAAGTACCGGACAGAGGCAAAGAAAGTGTTCGACGAACTAAATGATACTTACGTGGATAAACAATATTACACGTGGGAGGAATTGATTGCGGAGGACCAGGAGATTATTAGGTTATTTAATGAATCACTTCATCCGAACCAAAAAAAATATCCGGGGATGAGCCGTTGGCAGGTGCTTTGTGAACGTATGAACCCGAATTTACAACCGTACGATAAAGCCTATATAGCCCAATTTATTGGCGAGTGCGTACCGACCACTATCCGGCGTAACAGTTACTGCCGGGTGAATTATACGGATTATTGGTTGAGCTCTCCGGAGGTCATAGAGAAGTTATCCCCGAATAATTATAAGGTGGATGCTTACTATATACCGGAAGAGGACGGTAGCATAAAGGACGTGTTTATTTATCAGGACGGGAAACAGATCGACACGTTGGTTGATATGGGGCGGTTCAATACTGCTGATGTGGAACAGACTGAGGAAGATAAGCGAATTTTAGGTAAACAGATGAAATATATCCACGCTTTTGATGAAATGATGGTCCGCAACGGCGTTACCCCCGTCGGCACCTTGAAATCGGAATCCGTCAAACAGATAGCCTCGGCACCGGTTAAGGCAGTGAAGATACCGAAAACAGAGGAGATTGACTACTTAAATTATTTCAAAGGCAAAGATTACACCCGTATCGGACAAGATGCGGTTTAAACAGCATTATAAAACAATTCAAAAAGCATTATAACATGGAAGTAACGAAAGAAATAAAAGACCGTATATTGGCCGCTATTCGTGTCAATCGTGAGAATTATCCGAGTGACAACAAGCACGCTGCCGCATTGGGTATTTCAGCAAGTGTGTATAACTCTTTAAAAAAAGGAATAACGGATAAACAGGTAAGCGATACGAACTGGATTTGCCTTGCTCGCCGGTTGAACGTCTCTTTGCAGAACGAAATCGAATGGAAAGTCGCCGAAACTCCGACTTTCCTGTTTATCACAGAACAGCTTCGCACTTGCCAGGAAAGCGGTGTGTCTGCCCTGCTTTGCGACCTTGCCAATATCGGAAAGACATTCACGGCACGCGCCTATGTTAAAGCACATCGCAACGCTATCTATGTGGATTGCTCTCAGGTAAAGAACAAATCACGCCTGATCCGCTTTATCGCCAAAGAGTTCGGTGTAAATAACAACGGCCGGTATGCAGACGTGTACGATGACCTTTGTTTTTATCTCCGGACGTTGGAACATCCGCTTATCATATTGGACGAGGCCGGAGACCTGCAATATGACGCTTTTCTCGAACTGAAAGCCCTGTGGAATGCTACTGAACGCGGTTGTGCTTGGTACATGATGGGTGCCGACGGGCTTCGGGCAAAGATCACTCGCTCCATCGAAAACGAAAAGATCGGCTATACGGAAATGTTCTCGCGCTACGGCGATAAGTTTAGTAAGGTAACACCGGACGATGGCAAAGAACGTGAAGTATTTCTGAAGGCGCAGGCGGCTATGGTGGTCAAGGTAAACGCCCCGGAACGTAACGATATCATGCAGATTGTAAATCGTACCGGCGGAAGTCTCCGTCGGGTTTACACCGAAATAGAAAAGTTAAGAAAGGGGGGGGAAGCATGAAACGGGCCTATTCCCCAACAGAGGTGCAACAGATGAACATTCCCAGTTTTCCATTCGAGGGGAAATGGGAGGCCGCTTTCGGACATCCCGATCGTACAGGTGTATGGATTATTTGGGGTGAAAGCGGTAATGGAAAAAGCAGCTTTGTGATGCAATTGGCAAAATACCTTTGCCAGTGGTGTACGGTAGCCTATGACAGCTTGGAAGAAAGTACCGGCCTTTCGTTTCAGAACACTTTGAATCGGGAGCGCATGGAGGAAGTGAATTACAAGTTCAAAATATTGGACCGGGAACCAATGGATGACTTGAGTGAACGTCTTTTGAAACGTCGTAGTCCGGATGTGGTGATAATAGACAGTTTTCAATATACAGGATTGACTTATGCTGCCTACAAGACGCTCAAAGAAAAACATCGGAATAAGCTGCTGGTATTTGTCAGTCACTGCGAGGGTGAAAAACCGGAAGGACGTGCGGCGAAGAAAGTTGCCTATGACGCAGACATGAAAATATTTATCCGAGGATTCCGTGCCGTGTGTAAAGGAAGGTTTATCACCCAGCCTGGCAATTCTTATATAATTTGGGAGGAAGGTGCCGCCCAATATTCAATGAAGTAAAAATCGTAAATCATGAAATTATGGATGAAGTGATAGAAGCAATCGTAAACGACGCGGTGGAAAGAGCAACGGCCTTTTCCCCCGGCGACCAATCATTCATTTACAGTGAGGTATCAGACCGCCTGTCGGATTTATCGCATACGGCACTGATGACCGAGTACGGATTTAAAGAGGAGGATTTCGAATGAGCAGGAACTACGCACGTTTTTATATCCTCTTGAACCGTCTGCCCACGGAGGATAAGGACGAGTTGAAAGCCTCGCTGGTCAGCCAATACACCGGAGGACGCACCGAATCGCTCCGGGAAATGACCGTTAACGAGTACGACGCCATGTGCGAGGACATGCAGCGTATGGATGAGAATTACAAGGCGCGGGAAATCTACCGTGAGCAGCTGCGGCAGAAACGCTCCACGGTGCTGAAGTTGATGCAAAAGCAGGGCATTGACACGACCGACTGGAACCGGGTGGACGCCTACTGCCAGAATCCCCGGATCGCGGGCAAGAAGTTCGCCCGGCTGACGACCGGGGAACTGGATACGGTGGCCATCAAACTCCGGATCATCCAAAGGAAAGAGAGGGAAAAGAACACGGATTATTCACAACTAAATTAATTAAAGCTATGACAGAAGAAAGAAAAGCCGTTGAAATGACGGACGAAGAACTGAAACAATTCGAGGCGTTCAAGGCAGAACAGGCCGCCAAGCGAGCCAAGGAACAGGCCAAACGTGACCGCGAGGCCTACAAGGAACTGGTGGACGAAACGATCGAGGAGGCGATCCCGGACTTGCAAGCGGTAAGCGACTGCATCAAGACCGTGAAAAACGGCGTACTGAATAACTTCCGCCGCGTGATCGACATGAAGTCGGAAGTCTTGAAATTGAAAAAGGACGGCCAACGCACAGACACCTTTACCAATTCCGCTGGAGACAAGCGTATCACCGTAGGGTATTATGAAACCGATGGCTACCGCGACACGGTGGAGGACGGTATCGCCATCGTGAAGGAGTATATCGAGGGGCTTGCCGACAACAAGAAAACGAAGGCACTCGTAAAAATGGTACTCCGCCTGTTGGCCCGTAACGCGCAAGGAACGCTGAAGGCAAGCCGTATTGTCCAGCTTCGCAAGATAGCCGAGGAATCGGAAGACGAGCGTTTCATGGAAGGCGTGCAGATCATCGAGGAGGCCTACCAGCCGGCCATCAGCAAACAGTTCATCCGGGCCGAGATTAAGAACGATAACGGGGCATGGATAGCGATACCGTTAGGAATGACAGAGGCATGAAGGTAAAATCTGCCACCCTTACCCCCGGCTACTGGATATATGTCTGTCCCTGCGACTTTCAGTATTCGGTTTGTCGGGTGGATAAAACAGAGGGGAAATGGCTGGTATATTGTTTCAAATGCAAACAATCCAATGGAAAATATCACAAGATTATGGTAGAAAGAATAGAATTTTCTAAAAACTGGAACGGGAAATTGAACGGCGATAGCTTCACAACCATGAGGCTGCATGATCCCGTGAAATATTGCGTCGGTGCCGTCAAGCAGATTTACTTGAAGGGCATCTGGAAGGGGAATGCCCGGATCATAGACGTGAAACGCATCCACCTTTCGGATATAAACCTGTTCGTTTCAAAGTTGGACATGGGCCTTTCGGCGGAAGATTGCAGGCAGGCGCTTCGCGCCATGTACAAGCATCGCCCGGTCAATTGGGAAACCCAGCTGATCGACCTTTGCCTTCTGGAATACCTGAAGGAATCTAAAGAACCGGGATTGTTCCCGTGTCAGGAAGGGGAGGTGAGAGTATGAGCAGGAGCGTACAATCGATCGATCTTTTTATTGACAAATACACCCCCAAGACGGAGGTTGTGAAAGCCAGGGGCTTTATTTGCCCCTCCTGTAACGGGAGTGGCGGTTTCCAGGAAGAAATAGGGCGTGACGATTACAGGTGGAAGACTTGCCCCCGTTGTGACGGGACGGGTAGAATGAGGGCTGTCGTTACGGTGGACTGGAAAGCGGATTACGACTCTTGAAAACCTATGGTCCGAAAATGCCGGACAGCAGGTTTGGTCTGACAATGATTAATTTTTAAAACAGAGGAGAAATGATGAACAGTATTTTAAACAGGTTAAAAAGAAAAGCAGATCGACCGAATAAGACGGACGAACTGTTACCAAAACGGGAGAGAATGATCCCACCGCATATCGTGGTCTGCAAGGTCTGCGAGGGCAAGGGGACGAAAGAGGGCGCGACCTGCCCGCAGTGTAAAGGTTCCGGGCGTGTGATCGTATCGTGTGAGGTAACAACTTATGTATCGGCTTATGTGCCAGAAAACGATTAAAAATAATCAGTCATGGGAGAAAAAGTAAGAATAGTAATGGAATTGGATAAGAACGTGGTTCAGACAGCGTGTTTTTTAGCTGATATAAACCTGTCGGATGAAGTCTGGCAGAAAATGGTTGCAGAACCAATTCTTTTCCCCATGGAACTTGCGGGAGAACAAAAAAAGGAAATGGAATTGGGAATAGCAATGGCTGCTTTGGGTTTAACACTACAAAAACAGGAGGAAACAGAATAATTATGGGTTATGATTTAATACCAAAAAAAAAGGGGGTCGATTGTAAAAGCGGAATGATATTTACATGGCCCGTCATACTGAACGAAACCGGTGCTTGCTACCTGTTTGGCTATGGGGACCACACATTTTCTCCGGGAAAATATATTTATGTCGGTTCCCGGAAAGATGGCAGTCCGGTAAGCAATGACGGATTTGAAGTCACAAAAGAAGAAGCCTGTATCATGGCGAGGCTCTTTAGGGGGTATGTCTCTGTAAAAAGGGAGTTGAAGGAAGAATGGGACCAACTGTCGGAACAGGGACAAATCAAGATCAAATCCATGTTAGGGGAAAAAGCGGAACCACCGGCTGAAGAGTTCTTACATAAGATAGAAATGCTGGCAGATTTCTGTGAACAGTCGGAAGGCTTTAATATCTGTTGAATATGAATGCGACAGATCAAGCCAAATTATGCAAGGCAGGTTATACCATACTTCGCCGGATGGATTATCCTTCTCCATGCATAAAATTCAAAAGTGAAGCCAATCCGCATAGCTGGAAAAGATACGGCGATTATTACCCCAGCAAAGCGGAAAGGGACAGGAGCATGAAACGTTTATTGCAAAGCAACGATATAATAGAGGATTGAATTATGAACATGAAAGATTTAGGACTGGTTCCCAGTGTGGCACAATGCGTCAAAGATGCCGAAGGAACGGCGGAAATTATCAAGGAACAAATCCCACGATTGAGAAGCAGAGTCAAAAAACGGCAAAGTGAGAGAAGCCCTGAGTTTTTCGAGGCGGTGGTTTACCACTTGAAACGATTGCAACAGTTGGAATCGACGAAATAACCGGATAATAATTAGCAATCGGCGGAACAAAAAGCTGTCCCGCCGATTGTTTTTTGGGGTGATTGGTTTAAACAAACTTAAAAACCGTCTGTTCCAAACAAACTTAAAAGCCAATGCCGCCGTAAAATACGGTATAAAGCTGTACTTTTGTATTAAATACATTGATTTATGGCCAAAGGACGAGACAAACAGTTGATCAGAGAACGAAATGAAGCCCTGTGCCGCCGTTACTATTATTGGACGGAGGCGCAGAGCGTCCGCTTTGACCGTGCCCTGAAGATACTCTCCAAAGAGTTCTTTTTGTCGGAGGAGCGCATCATGGCCATTATCCGTGAACGCAGCAAGGTCGATCCGGATATCCACCCGGTCCCCAAAGTCCGTGCGCCCCGTTTAACCTTCAAACAGCTTTCCCTGTTCACGGACGATGCCGGCTATCCAATAGCGCAGATTCATCGCGATAGCTGAACGAGAACACAAATTCATACACCTTGATGTTTCCGGGCAGGGTATAATCCCGGCTTTTGACTCTGACCAGTTCGTCCATGTTCCGGCAGAACTGGAAGTTTTGCAGTGTCCGGTATAGTTTCCCGGCCATTTCCATACGTTCCTTGATACGCCCGGTCGTTCCGCTTCCGATGTGGGTATCGTGGTAACAGTCGATGCCCAGTCGGACGGTCAATGTTATTTCTCCCGCCTGCGTTCCCAGCCCGATGTCTTTCCAGTCCGCTTCGGTGTTTCCTACCAATACGCATGGAAACGTCACCGGATAAAAATCCTCGTTTTCCGAATTCATTCCTTCCAGTTGGCCGTAGTCCTCGTCGATGTAGGCTATTTCCGGCATTTCATTTTCTATCCTTTTCAGGATTGCGATGTACAGTTCTTCCATGTTGTTTATTTTAAAATGTTTCTTATTTCCGCTTCGACGATTTGCCTGATTTGTTTGTTCAATTCCGTGCTTTCACCGATAAACTGGCGTTGAGGGATTTTTACCTTCAACTTTTTCTTCCGGGTAAGGGCGAGCCCTTTCCACATACCGGCCTCCGGCGGCAGTTCTCCTTGCCTTGTTTTACCCTTTTTCCGTTTGCCTACCGCTTTGTAATACATCGCCCATGCAAACTTCCGCATCCGGGGTGTCACGGTCGGATGTGTCTCGCCTCCCCAGTTATGCAGCGGGGCGTATTCCACGTCGTTGGCCACCCTGACGCGGTAGTCTCCCGGTGTATATTTGACGGATGAGAACAGATGGTTACGCCGTGAGAGCAGCGGGCCGTAACCTGCCGCCGCCGACTTGGAGCCGGAGTTTTGTCGTTTCGTCTGCGGCCAGCGCTGCAGGCCGCCATTGACAAAGCCTCCCTTGCGGAAGTTATCCTGGTAATGGTCTTTGGCCATGCGTCCCACCTTGATGGGCAGCTCGCGGCGCATGAGCGTGTCCAGTTCCTTCTGTTTAGCCTTGAGCGAGGCCGAAAAATCTTTTATATTCATATTATTGTTGTCCTTTCAAATAAAAACCGTATTTTTGTGAAAACTATCTTTTTATGAACATACCTGAACAAGTAATCAAAGAAGCCGGCAACATGATGGAACAATATGGCGGCAATCTTGAGTATCTGGGTGACGTTGACGGCCAAAAGGCATGGTTGCTGCGTCTACCGGATGATCTTGTTATAGGCTTTCCGTTCCTGTACTTGTACAAAGACGGCGAGGCCATTGAGATAACAGGGCCTTCAGTCTTCGATTTCATAGGCTTATATGTCAAAGATGTCGAAGAAGTCGAGGTTGAATAGTTTGTTGTCTATTCTCATGATCCCCCTGCAGCTGTGAGAAGTTGCCGCTCCCATCTCACACAGGTATTTGACATCCTTCCATTCCATCCCCGATCCGGCCGAGTTATCGCTTTGCGGTTCTATATAACGAAGTTCCCCGTTGGCAAACCGTTGTAGGATGGTAGCGTGTCCGCCTCCGTTTTTCCAACCGATGCACAATTCATAAACACCCTCTTCCTTGCAGATTTCATTGAAAAACTCCTTATACCTTTTGGGCGTCATTTTCAAGTATCCCTTTGTGTAAAGCCAGTCGTTAATGCTGGTATGTTGCGCAGTTGTTCCGTCCGCATTCTTCCAGACTTCAAAAGCGCGTCCTTTGCTCAGATATTCCAGTTTTGAACCGGGCACATTCCCTTTTGCCGTGATATCAAATCCTTTTAAACGTAAGGCATAGGCCGGAGCACAAGTCTGGCAATTGATGTTGTAAGGCCTGGCTTTTTCCCGGTCGTATTCCATGTTCTTTCTATATCTTCGCCCGGCTTTATCCTGATAAGTTCCGTTAGGGTCTAATATGAACTCATTTGTATGTTTCGGGTTCGCATTCTGCTTGTCCGCCTCTTCCACGCTCATGGGTTTGCCTTTGGTGATCCCGAGAACTTTTTCCAGTTCAAGGTTATGCATGGCGATGGCCTTCTTTTCCTCATACGTCAGGTTACCCGGCATTTCCGCTATCATTTCGTTTATCCGTCTTGTCAAGGCGTCCACCGCTTCCTGCGCTCCCGTATGGGCCTCAGCCATATACGGGTGTTTGTCCGAGAACAGTCTGGCGTCCTTACCCGGATTGTTCTCCAGCCCGTCCTGCGGCTTGTCGGCGGGATCGAAGTCGGGTAGGGGGGTAGGCTCCTCGTCCGTGGATGAGAGGGAACATTTGCAGTTCCAGCGGTCGCCCGGCCGGTGGTTATTCCAAAACGGATCATCAATGGGCCGTATCGTTCCCCAGAACCGGCGGTGGTCGGCTCCCGGATGCAGGGAGGTGGACGGCATCCATTTCAGGTTGGGCAGCACGTCCTTCTCACGCTCGAACTGTCGCCAGTTGGCGGCCTGGTGCGCCCGGATTATCGCCGTATCGTATTCGGTCTCCAGCCACTGGTAGATTTGATGGTCCGCAATGGGCATGACCTCTTTCGCCCACCGTTCGAACGGTTTTAAAACGCCGTTCGAATCGAGCAGCAGCGCGGCCATGTCGTTCTGCATGCGGTGTACCTTGAAGGCGGCGAATACGGCGTTGTTTCGTTTCAGTTCCTCGTAGAAGTCATGATCCGGATCATCTGCCGGACGCTTTCCGAACCCTTTGTCGGTGGCGATGTCGAGCGTATCCCAGACGGCACGGAACATCTGAAGCTCGATGTCCGTCATGGGGTGGAAGTCCTTTTCGTAGATGCGGCGCACGAACGCCTCCAGTACGTCCCGGTCAAAAGTGAAACCGGAGGATACCTCGCCTGCGGCATTCCGATAAAGAGTGTCGACTACCAGTTTAAAGCCGCCCCGTCTTTGTGCGGGGCGTGGTCGAAAAAACTCTTTAGCCACGCCATGAAGTTCCTTTTCCGTCTCCCCGTGGGGGCTTCATCCTCTTTGTCCGGCTTTTCCTCGGGCTTTTCTTTTTTGCCTTCCGGCGGAACGGGCGAGGCCGGTGTTTGTGTCTTTTGGGCGGCTTCCGCTTTCAGCTGCTTGTAGTTCTTCGGTTTCTCTATGCCGAACTTTTCGTAGAGAAAATCGTCATCGATGGGCAGGTTGAAGTCCCTTTTCAGGGTGGAGAGGACAGTCATTTCGGTTTTCGTGTCCGTTTCCTTCTGCTCGGGGAAACAGAACTTTCCGCCGGAGGTATCGATGCCCATTACCTGGAAAATGTCGGTCATGTCGTAGTTAAGCACGTTCAGCAGGAAACGGCAATCCGACTTCAGCTTTTTGTCCTCCACCTTCTTGTGTACCGTGCCCAGGGCCTGTGTCCCGGTCTTGGAGGCTTCCGTGGTCAGCGTGTTGCCCAGTACCAGTTTCGATATCTCGCTGTTGCAACGCTCGCAGAGTTTGTCGTATAGGTCCGCCGATCCGCTCTTGTTACCCGCTTCCTTGAGGTTCAGTTCCGTGTCCTTGCCATGAATGAACACGCCCAATGATCCGACACCCGTCGCGTCTTCGATGGCACGCTGGCGTGCCTCGTCATCGTCTGTCTCGTAGGTGTACTCCTGTATGGGCATCCCGAAAACTTCGGCGAACTGCGCCCAGTCGGCCATGTCGTTACGCTTGTAGATGACCCACGGCGCGGCCTTCGCCAGCAGCCCCATATCGTCCTTGTCCCCGACAAAGAGCAGGTCGGGGTATTCATCCCACGGGGTTCCCGTGATGTCCGTCTGGTGGCGTAATATGAGGCGGCGCACGGGGTCGGCGTGCTTTCGGGGGATCAGGTCGTAGTTGATCCACGGTCCTTCGCGGTAGAACTGCATGAGCGAGAATCCCCACCAGCGGGCGGCAAGGATATCCTCGATGCAGCGCCGGAACCACGGCGACTGCAACTGCTCGTTTATGCGCTCGTCCGGTTTCCCGTCGCGCTGGAACTCTATGTCCAGTGCCAGCACGGCCTCGACCCTTTTGTCGATGACGCTGGACAGGTGCGTGTCCATCAGTATGTCGCTGTACAGGTCGTACAATTTGAACCGGCGTGAGTAGTCCACGTTTTCGAAGGCGTGGATGGCCGCCGTCATGTCGGCGATGTCGATGCCGAAACGTCTGGGCTGCGTGAGTACGATGGTTTGCGTGCCCGTGATGCCCGGCCGGCGCAAGTTCCCGCCTACGGTGATGCGCCCTGTATTTTTCTTTCTTCTTCCCATGATTTAAAAATGGTTTGAACGTTTATGGTTGCTTTTTATGATAAAGCCGGAGCGTGTCCGGCGTTCTTCCTGCGGCAGCAGCGGTGCGCCGTCGATGCTGATGTTCCCGTCCGCCACCGCCTCCAGCCATTCCTTTGCCCGGTCGTAGCGGTCTTTTCGGACGGAGGACATGTTGCGCGGGTTGTGGATGCAGAAGATGTGGTACACCGTGATGTCCACGGCCATCATCAGCACCAGCTGGTTGCGTTCCTGACCGGTTGCGGCGAACAGGCGGTCGCAATCATACCGCCGTGAGAGGTATCCCCTCATTTCGGCCAGCGTACGGTCCTCGCATATCTCCACGATGGACTCGTCCTCGCGTGTCAGCGCGTCCAGTATCTCGCGGTGGATACTGGCGTCATAATCTGTCAGTTCGATAAATTGGCTCATTGTCTGTACTTGTTATTTTTGCGCAACACGCTTCGGGCGATCTTCTTTGCCGGTTCCATGTCGCGCTGTTTACGGTCTATGATACGGTTCCCGCCTTCCACGCAGTCCGGCCCGTCGGCGGGATATGTAAGCTGTAGGTTGAAGAGCCGGAACTGGTCTGCCAGCCGCTTCATGTGTGGATTGTCCCGCTCCGCCTCGTTAAAAATGAGGTTCCCTTCCCGGTTGAGCGGTTCGAGGTTGGCTTCGATACGGGTGGCCTTGTCCGTTTTCTTGTCCTCGTCGCCTCTGATGTAGAGCTCCACGCCCTGCTCGCGGCGCACCTTTCTGACCAGTGGCTGGAACACCTGCTGGAAGAAGGGGTCTTGCAATTTGTTGTTCTCCATGTAACAGTACACGGGGCATCGTCCGCCTACGAAGTCCAGCAGCTGTACGTACCACTGGATGAACTCTGCGTTCAATCCCCGGTCGAGAAATGCCTTGATGACATATAACCGCCCGCTGATTTTTCCCAGGAGGCAGAGCGCCTTTGTGGAGCTCTTCTTGCTTTTGTTCTCGCCCGGTGTGGGGTCGCCGTAGATGACGAGGAACTTGAATTTGGAGAGGGCGGGCACTTTCCCGTAGGCGATCTCCTGGAACACCTCGCCGTCGGCCACCGGGTTGTTGAAAAACTCCTTCTGGGCGGCGGACGCGCTGACCAGGGATAGGAACAGGTCGATGTCCTCTTCCGAGTTCTTTTCGGGCCATGAGGATACGCCGTTTTTACCCCGTATGTTGATGATATCCACATGCCCGATGCCCTTCGCCTTCAGTTCCTCCGCCTTTTCAATGGCGCGTGTGATGCAGCAGTCCGCCGCGATGATGTTCCCGTTGAACAGCACCCGGTAATGTCCGGATACGGACATGGTCGGTATCAGTGCCTCTTCCAGCCACTTCCATTTGGCCTTGATGCGTTCCGGGTTGCGGCATTCCTCGTCGGTGTCTATATCGTCAATCAGGATGCAGTCCGGACGGAAGTTCTTGTTACGTGTACCACGGGGCGACTGCCCGGCTCCGATGGCGCGGAAGGAACATCCCGACTGGCAGGTAAATTCCCCTGTTTCCCACGCGCCCGGCTTTTTCTGCGTCCCGTAGTCCTGTATGATACGCTGGTTCTCCTCGAGATTGGCCATGAAGGGCAGGAGCAGACGCTGGGCGTTGTCCTGCGAGTTGGAGATGAGCAGCACGTTGCGCACCCGGCGGGTCAGCGCCAGCTTGATGATCTCCATCATGGCGCGTGCGGACTTGGCCAGCTCTCGTGACCAGGCCCTGACCTCGTACCATCTTTCATGCGCCATCATACGCCGTGTCGCCCTCTTGTGGAAGTCGGCGGGATTGCAGGTGTAATACTGCGCGAAGTAGTAGCGGAACCATGCCTCGTCGTCCGCCTCCAGCCGTTTTTTTCTGGTCTCGATCTCGGCGGTGGAATCCGCCGGGTTGATGTCCGAGTTTTCCCGGATGGAAGCGACCAGTTCGTTCCATCCTTCCAACGCCATCCGGTCTTGTGGTGTAAGCCTTTTCTTTGCCATGTCCTATGCGAGTTTTGATTTGACAAAAGCGTCCAGCAGCGGGCAGACCTGTTTGGCCTGCTCCGCGTCGTAGGTACGCAACCATTTGAGCAGGTCGGCGAACACGGACGTGATATCCGCCAGTCCGACCTCCGTTTCCATCTTCTTGATGGCGTTTGCCAGCTTGGAGATGGTATCCGCTTCCGCGGCGTTGGGAAACCGCTGTCCCTGTTCCCGCTGGGCGATCTTGCCGTTGAGCTCGGCCAGTTGTCGGTACAGGTTCTTTAGTTGTTCCTCCTTGGTGATCGTGACCGATACCTTCAGGTGTTCCCAGTTTTCTGCGTTGATCCATTTGTTCACGGTGACGCGCGACACCCCCACCCGCTCGGCGATTTCCGCCTGCGTGAGGTTTTCCTTTACGAAGAGCAGTTTCGCCCATTCCTTGCGCTGTCCGGTAGTCATTTTATCCGCCATAGTGTCTTTTTTTAGACAAAGGTGGCTAAAAAACGACGTTCGGGAAAAAACTTGCCGCATGATACAACTTTATAGCGTAATGATAACATTATAAGCCGTGTATGATAAAAATCCGATTTGCCTGATCCCCTAAATACCTTCATTTTTGCACCGTAAACACGGCGGGAACCCGCCCTAAGCGATATAGAGAAATGAACCGTTTTTTTAATATGATACCCGGTGAGGACGCCTGCTGCATCCTTTTGTACGGTGACATCGGCGAATACAGCGATGTCACGGCGGCCGCCATAGTTCGCGAGCTCATGGAGGCGGAGGCATCGGGAAAAAGGATCGATGTCAGGATAAACAGCAACGGCGGTGATGTCTATACAGGTATTGCCATCTTCAACGCCCTGCGCGGCAGCAAGGCGGATATCCATATTTATGTGGACGGCATCGCCGCCAGCATGGCCAGCGTGATCGCCCTGTGCGGAAAGCCCGTCGAGATGAGCAAGTACGCGAGACTGATGCTGCACAGCGTTTCTGGAGGTTGTTACGGTAACAAGACGGAACTCAGGCGCTGCTTGGAGGAGGTGGAGGCGTTGGAAAACACCCTCTGCGAGATGTACGCCCCGAGACTGGGCACCAGCGTGGAGGAAATCCGGGCGCGTTACTTTGACGACGCCGACCACTGGCTGAAGGCGGACGAGGCCCTTGCGCTGGGTTTTATCGACGGGGTCTATGATGCCGACCCCGTACCGGAGGACAGTACGCCCGAACAGGTTTACCGCATATTCAACAACCGGCTTGAACAGCCATTAAACGATACCCAAATGAATTTAGAAGAAGTAAAGAAACGTCCGCGCTTCAAGGATTGCGCGACGGACTCGGACGTGTTCCGCGTGATGGACGCGCTCGAGGAGGAGGCGGGAAAGGTTCCCGGCCTGACAGCCGAGGTGGAC